TAACCATACTCAAGGAGAACACTTCATCTCGGGAATATTTAATACGTTTTCTTCGTTCAAAAAATCAATGAATCCTGTACAATTTAAAGAAAAAAAACACAGCAACATTAAAGCATTTAGTCAATTAGATAATAATTATAGCCCGGTTTAAAATATTTCATTATATTAATATACCAATGACACCCGACGAAGCAGCTGAAGCTGTGTTTTTGGAGATGTCTAAAGTAGCAGCTAAACACGGCGTGAATTATGAGGCAGTTAATAATTTCATATCTATGAATAAACAATCTTTGATTGAAAAGATTAATGATGTAGTTGTTTCTAACAATGCAAAAAAAACTTGTGATTATAGTGGATTAGTGAATGATTTTGCAAATAAAATGGAGCAATTTAGACATGGTGTATCTGCCGATAACTTTGCAGAGATTGATAACGCTATTGCTAATATGTATTTACTTTTAGATACGTATCGCTCGGTATATGATAAGTATTATAATAGAATTATTGAACTTTCAGATACACGTAAAAGTGAAAATAAAAAACTAATTAAAAATGTCGATAATAGCAATAAGTTAGTAAATACAAACAAACGCAAGGTAGTATATGAGAAGAGACAATTTGAAGGATTACAGACATACCGCAGTGTTCTTCTCATCGCGTTTTACCTTCTTCTGGTAATTTATTTTATATATGGCAATTTTTTCTCAAGTAGACTATATCGTGTGCGCCTATTTATGTATATATTTGTTCCGCTATGTGTTTCACCGCTCATCATAAATTACTTCGTGCGTTTTTTATATTTTTTAATGAGAAAAATAAACCATTTTCTTAATAATCGCGCACCTAAAAATGTATACGTAAATATATAATTTATATTCTAGTTAAACATCAAGTTCGTCATCATCACCATTGATTACTTGCTCATCAGTATCCAATTTAATAACGTTATCATTATCTGCGTCGTCTTCGATAATCATAACATTCTTCCATTTACCTTTCACATTCTGACCATATTTAGTGTCAAGATATTCGTGGAGTTCTTTACCTTTAGGAATATTTCCACGACCGTAATTAGACTCATACCATTCGCGGAATTTACTGAGAACGACTGTTTTCTTGATTGTTTCGTCTGGAACGCGTCTGATACACTCCTTATCAAACTCTGTCATATAATCCTGCCCTTCACGATATTTGTCGCTGCTTCTCAAGACTATATCACAGTCGGTCACCTTACCCTGTTTCTCATATGAAATATTAACAAACATAGACATTAGGATGGGAGCCCACGTCACGAATTTTTGCTCAATTGTGGTGTCGATTTTGAACTGGTGAGGAAACGAGCTTTTAGGGAACTTGTCTTCGTCCTCATATGGTTTCTCTAGAAACTTGGAGACGAAATCGCAGACGCGAATCCTTCTCCATGTTCCGTCATCGTTGCTCTTGATATCAAATAGTGTATTCGTACATACGACCAGTTTGAATTCGGGGACAAACGTGATAGTATCCTTGAAGAGGGCGCGACCCTGAATAGGATCCCCACCTGTAATCTCTTTCATAATTCCCTCGTTAATCTTATCACCCTTTGACGGCTCTTGCATGACAGCATAGCGAGCGCCCTTTAATTGGACGATTTCTGATGATGTGCTACCTATACTATTACGTTTTTGTGTAATTAAAGTGATTGGGACGGTAGCCTTATACTCACCGAGCGCTTTTGTCATTAACTCTGCCAACTTGGATTTTCCATTTCTTCCTGACCCAGTGTAAATATTGAACGTCTGGTTCTCGTTCGTCCCTACACAACAAGACGCCAGATGCTCCCACATATACCTACATAACTCCTCATCTGGAAACAACTGCTTAAAGAACTCCTTTATATCGCAGATTGTATCGTAATGTTTAACCTCGTCTAACTTTACGTAATCAATATTGGTGCATTTTGAAATGTAGTCGTCGGGTCTTCCCTTTCTGGAGACTTTTTCCTTAAAATCAATAATACAATTATTAAAACATAGTAGATATGGATTTTGGTCGAGCTTATTCATGAAATCGCCGTCAAAGAACAGTTCACGGGCCTCCTTCATGATGTTGTTCTTCCACTGCGTCTTTTTCAAGTAGTTAGCGATGTCGCACAGCTTATTGAGCTGGTATTGACTTGCTTCGTATGCGGGGTCGGATTGATCTATTGTGTGGAGATAATTCACCTTATTCATAATACACTTAAGATATGCCGAATGTAGTTCACCCGAGATTTTAAGACGAAGTGAATTACCCGAATCGTTCTCAAACCATCTTTGCGTTCTATATTCATACCAACAGTTGTTTTTAATACTTACACACACAAACTCATCCTTACACATATGGTAAAGAGTGCGTGATATATCATATTCGGTGGCTGAGCGGTCTTTCTTGTCACGTTCGGATGATATTGACTCGTATATATAATAATCGACCGTAGCCTGATGTATTTTTGTGTATTCAACGCCGGCGTCACGCTTACACCAATATATAATAGACCGATTTGTTAGCCCATCGGAATTCTCGGACGAGCCAAACGAGTCCCACATTGCTCGCATTTCTGGCACATTACTCCAGTCAAATTTACCATTAGGGCCCTTCAGTGTGTCTCTACAAACATCGCGTGACATGAATTTAAGCCAGGTCATAAAGAGTTTCGGGCTGGTGCTAGCAAGAGCCCAACCGACACGTATCCACTTATTATGGCTACCTGGACCGTAATATGATTCGGGGAGAGCCATCGTATAATCGTGTGTTTCCTTTAATTTGTATTCCAGAGTCTCTAATTTTTCAAACATATCTTCAAGACAATCGTCTAGATTTGCAGCATTATCAAGCGTTTTATCTTTTGCCGATTTTATTTTTGCCCTTTTATTGTTGAGGTTGTTTTTATTTTCCTCTACTATAGTATTTGCCTCTTCTAAAAAGTCGTATTTAGGAAAGTCAGAATATCTAGCTGATAATTTCTGAATGTTCGTATCTAAATCAAATTTATTGATGTCCTTTTCCCGCATACTCCACTCACCGCCACTTTTGGTAAATAATACGTGGTTGGTCAGTTTATATGCCTCGTGTCCGGGTTTGCGCGAACCGTATAGTTGCCAGTTGGTGTAGCCTTTTACGATACCCTCATCCAATACATCGTCCCATTCGTTGATAATTGGGAGGTCATCCCACATTGCCTTTAGCTCGTCGCTTACGCGCTCGCGAAGGAGCACCTGTCCCGCTTTGTGCATTGATAATCCAATTATAATGTGAATACCATCCTTTGTTTTCTCAGGTAGACAATTTACATTTGGTTTTTCCATAATGAAAATTTCAACCGAAGTATCTTCAGGAATATTTAGAATCTCTCCACATTTATCCATATAAATACATAATCCGTCGGAGATATGTTCTATACTGTGTTGTCGAGCTTTAATATTAGGGGAATAGTGTAAATCTATGTCTATCATAATAGGTCCATCTTCTATTAGCTGCTTTTCGGTTAGATACTCCATATTTCCACTCGTAAATACATGGTCGTGGTAACATTGGAGAAACTTAGAATACTCGTTCACAGGAATATGATAGTTTCCACCACAAATGTTGCTAGTTTTATCGCCAATCCGTGTGTTGGTAGATGGGTTTCCATTGCAGGTTTTGGACTTTAAATAGGGACCGAGTTTTCCTTGTTTTGTAGACATACTTGAATATATACACGGCATATTTTTTTAATCAATTTTATATTATATAATTATAACGACTACATATATTAAGACCTTATATGTCGTATATAAGGTTTAATAATAATACATATTAAAAGCATCTAAATATAGAGGACAATGTTATATATGGCATCTCTTAACAAAGAAACACTTGTAGTTACGAGAGATACAATTAAGAGACTAGCGAAGGATGTTAAAGATATTATTAAAAATCCGCTAACAGACAACGGTATATATTACGCACACGATGAGAACAATATTTTGAAGGGGTATGCGATGATTGTTGGACCACCAGACACACCGTATGCGGGAGGTTATTATTTTTTTATGTTTCAGTATCCACACGATTATCCATTTAAACCACCGGTAGTTACTTATCACACGAATGACGGTGTCACACGCTTCAATCCAAACCTATATCGTTGCGGTAAGGTATGTATCTCTATTTTGAATACATGGAAGGGTCCTCAGTGGACCTCCTGCCAATCAATCACATCCGTGCTTCTTTGTCTATGTGGTTCTGTACTCAATGATAATCCACTGTTAAATGAGCCTGGTGTTACGAAAACACATCGTGACTTTTCTAATTACCTTGAAATCTTGAAATATAAGAATTTCGATGTAGCAATTGGTGACATGTTAACAAGTGAATATATTCAGGTAAACTTCACAACTTTGTATATTGAAATGGTTAAACATTTCCTTCACAATTATGACAATATTAATGATAATTTAACGGCATCACAGTGTGACAATCAGAAAATTATTATTAACCTTTATAAAATGCACGCAGACATAAACTATGATAAAACTAGAAAAAAACTGGCTAATACATATAGAGAATTAAAAAATTGAATTAAAAAAATTCATATATATTAATAATATAATGAATTTTTGTAGTGGATGTAATAATATGTATTACCTTAAAATAGAGACTAACGACGGTTCGAGTGATAAGTTAATACATTATTGTCGCAATTGTGGAAATGAGGATGACAATACTACTGGTGAAAATATATGCGTTTTGTCTTCAAATCTTAAAGAGAATAGTCAGCAGTTCGATTCGTTTATTAACGAATATACCAAACTGGACCCTACATTACCGAGAACAAACACGATTAAATGTCCAAATAGCAACTGCGATACAAATAAATCGGAAGATGTAAAGCGCGAAATTATATATATTCGTTATGATGATATTAATATGAAATATGTGTATATGTGTTCCACGTGCGACTCGTTGTGGAAAACTAACGAGAATGTATAATTATTGTATAACAAGTATATAATTATAATATCCCATTTTATTTTTTTTAATTTTAAAATTGAAGAGATATAAAAGTTTCTCCTTTATGTATATTACTATGAACGATTTAGGAGATACCAATAAAACAAAGGACAACGATGATGAATTCGAAGTAGTTCCTGATCCGGATCCTGATAACATAGGTGGTGAATTCGAAGATGATGAACCTGATTCTGATGCGGAGAGTATAGATTCTGATGTGGATGAGGATTCTGTAAATAGTAATAGTGACGTTGATTCACTGAATGGAAATAGTATAGTAGATGGTGTGGAAGAAACTAAGGGCGACGACAATGAGGAAGTAAATTTACCTCAGAGTAATACTAGCTATATATCCTCCGACGACAGTGAGGAAGAGGAGGACGACGACTACCTTCAGAAATTTGATGAAGGTCTAAGAACTAACTTCATAAATAAATATCATCCAGAAGTTTCAGTTCACAATTACGAAGAGGTTAAAAAATTAGCCAATGTAGTAAGAGACGGAAATGGGACGATAATTGACCCACTACATCGAACAATCCCAATCATGACAAAATACGAGTCAACAAGAATTTTAGGACAGCGTGCCAAACAAATCGAGACCGGGGCACAGCCACTAGTCGATGTCCCGGACGATATTATCGACAGCTACATTATCGCCGAAAATGAGCTGAAGGCAAAAAAAATTCCGTTTATTATCCGTCGTCCTATTCCTAATGGGGGGTTTGAGTACTGGCATTCATATGATTTGGAGCTTTTACACTAGGCTAACACTTCCACCGATTACCACAATCAATACATGTAACAAATGTTGTCATTGGTTCGTCAGCAGAACGGGTTTGTAACTGATAATAACTACACCTCTTTGATTTACATTTTCCACACGTGAAATTATCTGTATTAGCATCTATTTGAGGATTATACATATTTTTGTCGCGAATTTTCTTATCTTCAATAAGAGGTTTCCATCGCTCAGGACTCATCTCTTGATGTGTCATAAACGCGAGTTTGTGGGCCTTTATCTCCTTATTTTTGATTTTATCCAAAAGAGTATCATTATTCTTTAGATTAAATAAAAGTGTGCGAAGTCTCTCCGTGTAAATAATAACGAAATATGCGTTGTCCCATTTCTTTACAATATTTTGTTTATTAGAGATATCAATACTGTAATTTAGTATTCCCTTTTCTAAATTAATACTGATTTTCTCATCTCCAATAATATCACACAGTTTAACTGCTATATTAGCTCTGAATTCTATTGGTTTTTCAACAATTCTCATTATATACTGAATTAAATAATGTTTAAATTTAATTCAATTTAATTACTCTTCGTCTGAGTAATCATACGGTTCTTCTTCTAATTCATCATCACTATCATCCTCACTCTCCTCTCCACTATCTTCCTCATAATCTCCATCGGTTGACTCCTTATTTTCGTCGCTGTCGGTATTGACTACAAAACCGTCTTTCAAATATCCCTGCTTGGTCTTCATTTCCGCAGGAACATTGTCCAACTCATCATCGCTTGCCTCTTCGTCGGTATAAACATCCTCAAACCCCCCAAACAGAGCCTCATAAATTTTTACCCATTCGTCCACAGTGAGACTAATTATTTCACCGTCGTCGTCTAAACGAATTAGACAGCACGTTCCGAAATACAACTCTGTGTCTACTGGGGGTGGGAAATCATACTTGTTTTCTGAATTTGCCTTACCATCGTCCTTTGACCATAGTTCAACCGTGTATTTTGTCTCGGCAATGTTAATAGTCCAAGTTGTTCTGCTGTCAAAATTGTCATTTTTCTTAAACCCACATTTAGTATGTAATTTATCCCTCGTTAAATCTTTTACTTTCGTTTGTTTTAGAGAACCTGTTTTATCAACCAATACAATACTGGTCATATTGAATAATAATTTAATAATGGGTTTAAATAGTTTAAGGCTTATATATAAAATGAAAATATACGTTACCAATATTAACAAACATGATATACAAGAGGCATTAATAAGTCAATATAAGTGTAAGACTGAAAATATTACACTTATATTATCAGATTTAGGAATAATAACCTGTCGGGAGAATAAATTGGTATTGCAAAAGATTGTAGATGGACCGACTGAAAAAAGAGAACTAGGTGGAATTTCATTTATATGCGACAATAGTTATTATGTAACAGACCGAGTTGTTTATCAAATCCCAGTATCACACACAATAAAAACTGTAGATAAAACATCTTATAAGTTGTCTACAAATTCAGAGTTGATGATGATTATAGAGAGAACAAGACTTACGCGAGACCTTTATTTCGAAACGAAGGAAACTATGGACGTCGCATTCATCAGAAATGATATTCTTTCGTTTCTAACTGAATTAAAGTTTTGTTAAAAATATATAATATGATTATTTGGACAATTAAGTGGATCATTATATCATTATTGATAATAGCAACATGTCACTATATATATATATATCTTATTGATTCACTAACCATCCCAAAGACGCGTGATTTAATTAAGAGTCCTGAGATACGGTATACAGAGATGCTCAGCAACGATGTGGTTGTAGAATTGCCTTCCGCGTCTATTAGTGTGAACGACGAAACTAAAATGAAGGATGAGTTACAATCATTTATGAAGAATCTACCGTAGAGTGAAATAACCCGAATAATATTTAAAACCAGGTTAAAGAGTCCTCGATAGTATATAACAAATGTTAACAGACGCACTAAGACGTAGCATTCTTAAACGATTTCCAGATATAAAACTTTCTTATGACAAAACGCTCCATAATAAAGTTTATGCCGATCTATTTATGATTGTTCCTAAGGGTCCAAAGGCATTTTTATGGTTCACATATGTAGATAATAATAATGTCGCAATTTTGTTGTTGCTAAATAAACGCGGTAACATACAGAGTTTAGACGTATACCCTATGTGCTTTAATTCGGATTTGTCGCTTGGAACGTTGATATATGGGACGTTCTTTGATGTTAATGGATGTCATCACTTTACATGCGAGGAAATATATACGTATAAGAGCAGACAGGTATTCGGATTGTCTTTGCGTGATAAGCTTGATATTTACAAGGATATATTCTCTCGTGATTTACTACAAAAATCATACAATAAACAATTTATAATACCTGGACTACCAATATGGACCGCTAATTATATGTCAGCTGTTAACATTTCCGAATCATTACCATATAAGGTATATGGAATCAAATTCTACAACATGAAACATTATGAAGGTAAGTCAGTTGGTATATATGTAAATAAGGAGGTTATTATGAAAGAGGGAGTCTTTCGCGTTAAAGCGACGATTGAACCCGATATATATGATTTACATTGTTATGACAATCACAATACAAATTATGGAATGGCTGCGGTCACTAGCTATAAACACAGTGTTATGCTCAATTCGTTATTTAGAAATATTCGCGAGAACATTGAACTAGATTATATTGAGGCCAGTGACGACGAGGAAGACTTCGAAAACGTCAGTGAGGATAAATATGTTGATTTAGATAAAATCGTTTATATGCGCTGTGTTTACAATAACAATTTTAAAAAATGGGAACCAATAGAGGAAATAAAAACAAAAACCAAAACAATTACCCGAAAAGAAGCAGTTTCATTAGAAAAAAATAACAGATAATATATATAATGACAGTAAGCAAAGGAGGAACCAGACACATTATTCACTATAACCGAAAACTTGGTAAATCGCGAAGAAAGACGCTTCGGAAGTTTTTATCTAAGAAACGCCGCACTATGCTTGGTGTAATCAGGAAAGGTTATAAATCCTTAAAGCGCAGCAAATCCTCGAAGCGCCGCAAATCCTCGAAGCGCCGCAAATCCTCGAAGCGCCGCATGCGTGGCGGTGGCGCGTTATACCCAGCCAGTATTGACTTTGACATCACATCCTCTTCTGGTGTAAACAATATCGCAGATTCGGTTATGTATTCGCTTGCCGATGGTCTGGGTGGTGAGCCAAGTGCGCTGGCAAATCCCCCAATCCCATCACGTTTAAGTGGCTGTGCGAATAAATAGGTCTAATATATGGAGGAACTACCCATAGCATTACCAATAAATCAACAGATATGTACGAGATGCACCGTAATATTTACGCGCGAAAGGGATGCAATGCCCGGAAGCGCGAAATATTATAGATGTGTGAAATGTTTGTCTATGCGTTCGGTCGCGATTGACACCATAAATAGTTGTAATATTATGTGAAACGGAATAGAGTTTTCATATAATATAATTAGACCTATAACAGTTATATACTTATATATTATATCATACTTTT